ATCGCATTTTCAAACGTCAGGCCATGCCGTCTCGCGCTTTCACCGGTTTCTCGTCCATCACTGACGAGAAGGCGCGCATCCTGAACTCTCCCGGCGGCATTCTGACCGACGCACAAGCGCCGAACGCCAAGATCGACACGTTGACCCCGAACATGCCGCCCAACGCGATGGAGTACATCGCGATGATCAAGAAGACCTTTGAAGAAGCGGGCGGGTTCACGGCCATGACCTCTGGTCAAGGCGAGCCGGGCGTCCGCTCAGGAGCGCAGGCGCAAACCATGTTGCGTACCTCCTCCCCCCGCCTTCGTGATCGGGCACTGGTTGTGGAAGACCAGTGCGCAAAACTGGGCGACCTGTGTTTCCGCCTGTCTCAAGTCAAAGACGCGCGAGTGTTCACCCAGCCCAAGGCAAAGGGCCTGTTCAAACAGGTCAACGAGTTCATCTTGAGCCAGCTTCCTGATGACACGCAAATCAGTGTTGATAGCCACACCTCGTCGCCCGCGTTCAGCGGTGACAATCAGCAACTGGCGTTTGCTCTGGCAGCGCGCGGCGCTATTGACGGTGAGGCCCTGATCAAGATGACCCACCCGCCCTATCAGGACGAGTTGGTTCTGGCCTATCGCGACCGAGAAGAACAACGGGCCGCGTTCTTGCAGCAACACCCTGAACTCGCGTTGCAGCAAGGAAAAGGCAAAAAGAAGTAAGTATTTATTTGTGCTGTCCCGCGATAACGGAGACTTATACTAGTCTCTGTTTGATTGACCCTGCGCGTTATCAAGGGTATTTCTGTATTCGTGCAGGCTTTGGGGGTTCCCCGTGGTGACTGCTGGTCAGCCGGGGGTCGTAGTAATGCGAACTCCTCCCCCCGGTGTTTCTAATAAGGAGACCGCCCAATGCGCAAGGGTCGTAAGCACCGCCGGAAGTAATCCCGTGCAGCGTTATGCTGCACCGGATTCCCACAACTTTAGGAACCTCTAATGGCACTGCCTCCTGCACCAATGACGCCTCCCGGTCTCGGCTCTGCCGGGCCAGCGGGACCCCGTACCGGCAATGCTGGTATGGCGGCTGACGCCATGACTAAGGTGCGGGAGGCGGTCCACCTCCTTGAAATGGCCCTGCCGGGTTTTGAAGTGGGTTCTGAACCCCACAAAGCCGTGCTGAAGATGATTCAGGATGGGTCCAAACTGGCCCCCCCGAAACAGGAAGGCGCTGGCGTCCAGCAGACCACGCTTGCGGGTTTGATGGAACGGGCCAAACAGATGCAGCAGCTTCAGGCTCTGCAAGGTTCAATGCAGCCGCCGGGCGGGGCACCTCCCGCTGGCGCAGCGCCGCCCACACAACCCGGAATGTAAGGAAACATCATGGCTACTCTGCCCACCTCGCCCGCCTTCACGCCGCCGACCCCGTCGCTGGACCCGGATGCGTCCATCATCCGCGTCTCGCTGGGCCAAGTCGAAATCGGCAACCGCATGAGCACCCAGCCGAAGGACGCCAAGAACGCCTTCCCGCTGACGAACATTCCCAACGGCAAGTAAGCCGTTTCCATCACAACGTAGGATGCCCCCATGGCCGAAGTTGTAATCGACGAAGCCCAGTTGAACGCGATGCAAGCAGCGTCGAAGCTGCTTGAGCAACTCAACAGTGACCCGAAGACGCGCAAGCATCTGACGGCAGCGATCAAGCACCACTATCCGAACACCCGGACGGAAGAGGACATCGCTGAGGAGTATGCGGCTCCCATTCGTGAAGAGGTCAAGGCGAGCCTCTCCGAAGTGCGGGACATGCTCCAGAGACTGCACGAGCGCGATCAGCGCGAGAGCGAGCACCGCACGCTCGCGCAACTGGATCAGTCGTTCAACAAGCTGCGCAGCACCTACGGCTACAACGACGACGGGATCGACAAGATCAAGTCGCTGATGGTGGATCGGTCCATCCCGGACCCTGAAGCCGCTGCCGCTCTTTATGAGCGTCTGAACCCGGCCCCCGTGGAGACGCGGTCTTCTTGGGAGCCGGATGGTTGGAACCTCCGCGAGGACGCGGTGGCAACTGACGTGCAGGGTCTGTTCTCAGACCCAGATCGCTGGGCTGACAAGGAAGTCGGGAAAATCCTTCTCGACGTTCGAAATCAGAACCGAGCTTAACCGGCATTAAAGGGGAGTACCTATGCCAGTCTACGGTTCCGGGGTAGTCCCCGCTACAGGTTCTATCACGAACGAACTGACGGCCATCATGCGCCGCGCGTTTGTTCCCAAGCTGGTCGTGCAGATTTACTCTGCTGCGCCCATCCTGTCTCTGCTGATGCGGAACGCCCAGCGCGCTCGCGGCGGTCTCTCCCAAGTCACCGTGCCGGTGCAGGGATCGTCCTTCGTGAACTTCAACTGGACGGGCTACGACGGCGGCTTCCCGCAGCCTCAAGTTCTCGCCGCGACCCAACAGGCCGCGTGGAACCTGAGCGTCGGCACCGTGCCGATCCCGCTGCTGGGCATGGAAAGCCTCCTCCAGCAGACTGAAACCATCATCCCGCTGGTGAAGGCCCGTATGGCCGACGCCAAGACGGTGGCAGTTCAGGCGATCTCGTCGGCGCTGTTTGGTTCGGCTGCGGCCAACACGCTCGCCATCAACGGTTTCCTCGACGTGTACGACGACGGTACGTCCGTGTCGTCCTACGGCGGTCTGAGCCGCACGGCGAACCCGTTCTGGAAGTCCACCAAGATTTCCACTTCGGTCACCCCGTCGCGTACCACCATGATGACCCGCATCATGCAGCTTACCAAGCTGGCCGGTGGTGAAAGCCCGGACTTCGTGATCATGTCGCTGTCGGATTGGACCACGCTCCTGACCGACTTCATGTCGGTGGAACAGTTCAACACCGATCCGGGCATCAAGTACGGCAACGACGATGCCGTCAACGCGGGCTTCCGCGCTCTGATGCTGGGCAACATCCCGATCCTCGCGGACCCGTTCTGCCCGGTCGGCACCGCCTACATCATCAACTCCAAGTACCTCGGCCTGTACATCTCTGAAGACGCGAACTTCGCCTTCAGCGGCTGGCACTCGCTGATCGCCAACAACCAGATCGCCAACGTAGGGGTCATCATCGCCGCGCTCGCCTTGGTCTGCACCAAGCCGTCGTCGGGGATGCAGCTGTCCTCCATCGCTGGCGCCAGCTTCTAAGGGGACCAGACAATGGCTATCACTCGTCAGGCCGGGCTGGGGATGAACCTTGCCACCACCGTGCCTATTCTCGACCCGAACCCGCCGGTTGCGGGTCTGAACCCGTTCCTGACCAACACGGGCAACCAGACCCTCGCTGCTGGTGAAACGTGGGTTCTCCCCGCTGGTCAGTGGTACATTGATCCGGGTGCGGTGTCGGCGCTTCAGGTGTACGACGCGATCCTCGGCATTTGGCTGCAACTCGGCACCCCGACCAACGACTTCAAGTTCATCACCTCTGACGGTGTGAACGTGCGTCTCGCCAATCAGTCGGGCTGCGCGGTTGGTGCGGTTATCACCGCTGCGGGGTCGGGTTACACCTCGGCTCCGACCGTGACCGCTTCGGTGGGTAACTCTCAGTGGCGTGCGATTGTCGGTGGTTCGATCTCAACCACTGTCACCATCACGACCGCTGGTGCGGGTTACAACTACCCGCCGGAAGTCTGGATTGCTCCCCCGCCGCCGGGTGGCATTCCGGCGACCGCTATTGCGACCCTGTCGTCGGGCGTTCCGTCGATCACCGTGATCAATCAGGGCGCGGGTTACACCTCGGCCCCGGCCATCCGCATCACCCCGGACAGCCGTGAATCGCTGGCAGCTACGCCGGGTCCGACGACCACGGCTATTGCCACGACCACGCTGACCGGTTCTGGTACGATCACGGGTCTGGTTTGCACCAACCACGGTACGGCCACCACGCTGGCGTACAACGGTACGTACCCGACCCTGACCTTCTCGGGCGGTGGTGGTTCGTCGGCTGCTGCGACCCCGCTGTTCAACTGGGCGGCAACCGGCTTCACCGTGATCTCGGCGGGTACG